ACATCATCTGCAGGTTGCCAATATAAATTAATACCTGTAATTCTTTTATTCCAACGAGCAAGGTCTGTACCCGTATCTATAACTAATTGTATGCCTGGATATAACTTACCATCAGCATCAACATCATTTTGTGAAAATACACCGATGTCACCATTAGCATCTCTTCCTAATTCACTTTCTTGTATATAGTCATAGATAAATGTAACGGTATATTTATCTTTATTTGTAAAAGTATCATCAACAGAAGAAGCTCCAAATCCTAAAGAACTTGATGAAGGAGAATATACAAATATACCTACTTCATTTACTGCATTAATTACATTACCTTGATCAAAAGCGTATTCTAAAGGAACAACTACTGGTGCTGTAAGCTCTGTATCTTCTAAAACCCATTCATTTACTGATGCTGCCATAGGAGGTTCTCTAAAACGAAATTGAGTTCTTGATTGTCCTTGCCCAAAAATATCTCTTTTAATATGTCCATACCATTTAGGGTCGTTTACAAAAGAACCATCGCTGATTCTTAGTATCTGATTATGTACTAAAAGATCATGACTAGGAGCTTCTTTAACGGTAATATCGTCTATTCTATAAGTATCATACCCTGAATAATCCACTGAATAAAATGCAATACCTGCATTGCTTATTTTTGGAGAAAAATAAAAAGTATTTGTACCTGTTAAAAGTCTAGTTGTATCAATATATGTTTCACTAAGATCTGCACTCTGAACTTTTAATTCTACTTTTCCTGCTCCTGTAATATTAGACAGTGTAAATTGTAATTTATAAATTTTATTTTTTTCCAAACTCCCTGCCATATCAGCATTGGTTTGTGATAATGCTCCTTCACCAGAACTACGAGTATAAGAAACATGAGCAGGGATTGATGGAGGTTCACCTGCATTAAATGCCCAACCAGTACCAAATGTCCAAGAACTACTTGTAGATAAAGAACCATTAGTAATTAATTCACTTCCTAAAGTAGAATAGGTATTTACTGTTGTCCAAGAACCTGAAGTTCCCTCTGCAACATCTGCCCTATATACCTTATCCGTATTAGCAACTACCCACCATTCAGTGCTTTTATCATTACCACTACCATCTTTCTCAGTTCGATAACGAAGAAATTCTGTGCTTGTATCAAGAAATAATGAAGAAGATTCTGAAAAGGCTTGTGAAGATTTAGCACTACTTGTACCAACTTTTGTAATACTACCACGCTTAGTATTGATAGCATTATCAAACTCTTGGAACTGACTATCTGATATATCTAACTCAGATTGATAGCTTACTAAGCCACCTGAAAAATCTCTTATCGTTTTTCTAGCCATTAAAAGTCATTGTATGGAACAGTTAGAACTGTGCTTCCATCTCTGGACTGTCTTTCAAGTATTACTCGCTGTTTTTGCTCTAACCATTCATTTTTAAAATATGAAATTAAATTTAGGTCTCTAAGTCTTTCTGAAACCCTCCAACAAGGATAGTAAATTAATATTCTTTGATAACGCTCATCAATCTCTGGTTTACCAAAAGTAACTGATTGATTTGATGCAGAACCTGTAGCATTAGCTGTGATAACAATCGTAGTAGAATTAGTAATATTTCTTACAATAGTATTATCTGCAATATTTGCACCTACTATTGACATACCTGGTCTGACATCAGCCGTTGAATCCATAGTGACATCTGTAGAGCCACTTGAAACATCAACTGTTGAATCAATGAACATCTTATGTGGTACATAATAATAATATACTTTTATTTCTTTTACTTCAGTAGGAGTAGGAAATATTCCTAATTTATCCTCATGGATGTAAAATGCTTTATCTGTAGTAATATTGCTCATAGAGGAATCATCTGCAATATCATTAATCTCATTAATACCAATTCTTTGACAGATGCTACCATCATAATCTACTCTATATATACGAGTCATTGACTCTAAAGATAGACTTGTGCTTATTGCACCGTCTAAATTATTCTGATTTAATGTCCAGTCTGTAACTAATGTATTACTATCTTTCATTTGATATTCACTCTGATCTACAACTGAATTACGAGTTGCATATCCTTGTAATAAATTAGCTTCATCGCAAAGCTGAAAATGACCTTCATTGATAAGGTCATGTATAATTGAATCAGCTAAAACAGATGTAGAGTCTACACCTGTAATATTTCTGACTTCTGTTGTTATTTCTGATAAGGTCATAATATTTCCAATAAAGAGGGGGAAGTTAATCCCCCTCTAGGTTATTGATTACTAGGCATCAACATCAGTTCTTGCAGTAAGATACTGAATAACACCATAGTCCTTGTTATTATAGTCTGATATGCCGACACCGTAGATCTTGCCTGCAGAAATACCTAACTGATTTCCGTAGTCAAAAGTCTTTTCGACCCAGTTCATACCACTATTATCTGCAAAACAAGCTGCTTGCGCACCCATGAAGATGTTTCTAGCAAAAGGTACATCATCACCAGAACCTGCATCAGCTCCAGTAGTAATACCTTCGTGAGAGTGAACAACCACACCATCCCAAATACCTAAAGCACCTGAGAATAATGGGTTATCATTACCACGAACATTAGCTTCACGCTGTGCAGTCTGCCAACCATCTAGTGTAAACAGATCATAAGCAACTTCAGGATGTAAGATAAGAACATAGTATTCTTTTCCATCAACCCTTAGTGGTCTGATCTTGTAGTTATACGCACCACCAATCTTAGCGATTGTTTTCATTGCACTAATATCATCTAATGCAATTTTATCAGTTGCAGTTAATGAACCTTCAGGATCTTCTCCAGTCTGAGCATATCCACCTGCTTGCGCACTGTAGTAAGCGTGGTTATCTGCAGTCTGAGTTAATGCTGAGAAAATATCAGCATCAATTAGCTCTGCATACTGCTGTTTAAGAAGATCAAGAGCAGTGCTTCTGAAATTGTAAAGCACTTTACTATTCTCAAATTTACCTGTATCTCTTACAGCCAATCTCTTTTGATTAAGAGATACTGTATTAGCATAGGTAGATAGAGACTGCTCATTACCTTCTAATGCTGAATCACCACTAATTGCAGAACCTGTAAGCTGAGTAACAAGACCAAAGGTAACATCTTTACCTACACCTTCTTCTACTTGCTTTACATGAATTGCATTTCCTGGCCCTTCGCCCATGAATTTACTAAAATAGATTTCTTTACCGACTTCGACCTGGAGTTCTTTCGCCCATCGCGAGACCTCTAAGCCTGATGCCCAATCTGCTGCCATTTCTGACTCCTATTATTTAATATCCAGTAGTCACATCCATTAATGCTTTCCTACGAACATCACTTGGTAACTTTGCCCATTGCTCTGGTGTTAGACTATCATAGTCCGTGTCCGACTCGTTTCCTGTACTAACATTAGACAGTGTGGTCGGTATCTTTGTTGCTTCCGTTGCTTTCTGTGCTTTATCTACCTGTGAGTTCGGGACATCATTAACGGGTTGTTGATTCTGGATGTTCCAAACATTATAAGCATCCTCTATAAAAGTGATGCCTCTTTCATCGCCAAATGCAGCTATCTTCGCTAACTGTTCTTGACCTAACTCTGGATGCGCTTCGATAAAATCATTCATCATTGCATCCATAGCACTATTATACTCTGTCTCAGCTTTTCTTGCTTCTTCAGCTTGAAAACGCTGTTCTATCATATCCTGTGCTTTTTTTGCAGCCATAAACTCAATATACTCTTTCTGCTTTGCAGGATCGTATTCATCGAACTCAGGTTCTACTTCAGGCTCTTCTTGAGGCTGTATAGAAGTCTGTAGTTCTTCTACCATCTTGCGCAGATCACCAAGTTCATTGGTCTGTCTGCCGTTTAGGCTTTGTAAGTTAGTATAAGACTTATCCCTTTCCTCAGCGAACTTCAAGAGATCTTCAACGGAATCAAATTGATTATCGCCTACTTGTAACTTTTGTTCTTCTGATTCTGGGGTCTCGGTTGATTCTGCTTCAACCTCAGCTTCTTCATTTACAGGAGAACTTTCATCATACTCTTCACCAGATAGTTCTTTTTCCTTATCAATATATTGAAACTCAGATTCATTCATTTGACATTACTCCTTCTCCACTCATTTGTGGGGGTTTTTGTTGTTGTTGTTGTGACTGGATTTGAGCTTGTCTTTCTTGCTCAAACTTCTCCAGTATCTCATCGGAGGCTTCCATGTCGGATAGTTCTACGAATAATGGAAATAAGCTAGCATATCCATTACGAACTAATTCCCCAACTTGGTTCGCCATTAACGCTCTCATCGTAGGAGTATTTTGACCTTGATCTAAGACCACATCAAACTCCATGTTCGAAAAGTTTGTTAAAAATTTGTTTATAATTTGGTTCACTTCTGCTTGTTCTTCAGGTTCAACTGATTCAAACTCTGAACCGATAATTCTTTGTATCTTCTCTACAGAGTAATACTGTTGCATATTACCTATCGCCATCTCTAGCGTATTCTTTTTACAAGTATCTAAGTTCTCCATTTGTTCCATTAATGTATTCATGCCTTGACGAATACGAGTCTGTACAGCGAGTCCTGACTCCGTAGAAGAGGTTGCCCTACCCATCATCGGGTCTGTAGCACCACTAATTTCTTTTGCATCGAAATCACTACGCTGTTCAAATGAAGCTATCGTTGGTACAAGTGCTGTATGCTGATTAGACCATTGACTCATAAAATCAGATATTCTTCCTTTGTAACCAGGAATACCGATCCATTCCCCATTCGCAGAAGCTCTGTTCATCTGTTCAGCAGTTACCTTGTTGCCTGTAAAGATACCACCACCCTTTGGAGAACGATTAATAATATCTAAGGCTTGTGACCTACGCTTATTCTTTTCTCTTTGAGGGTCTTTTAAATTCTCTACCAATCCAAAAGTTTCTACGGTATTACCATAATCTTCAAAAGTATAGAAGAATGGTATTAACGGAAACTGATTATGTCTATAAGGATTTGGTGTTTTTTCCTGTAAGACCCTTGCACCTGCAAAGATAGTAACATATGTCTTTGGTACTGTCTTTGTAGCTACTTGTAGTTCTACAGGTGCAACTTCCATTTCAGGTCTTTCCATTATCTGCCTAATAGCTTCGTTGGCTTTTCTTTTGGTCTTAAATCCTTCCTGAGAAAAACGACCTGACTTTGGATTTACAATGAAAAATTCTTTTTCATACTCTCTTTCCCATAACTCTACAATACGAATCTTCTTCTGATGTGCATCCATATTATAGGCTTCCATGCTCTTATACCCATAGTTAGGGTCTACATTCTTATATTTGTTGCCCATTTGCATCCCTAAGAGCGTTTCCTCACCCATAAGGGGTTCTTGTATATCTTCAGCTTTTTTAATGTCTTTAAGCGCATCTGGGAACATATTCTTCGCTTGCGTGATAGATAATAGTTTAGTACGAGCCAATCTACCCCATTGAGAACAATCGGGAGTGGTCGCTTCGGGATCCATCAGTACATTCGCCCACGACTCCCTTTTAATACTTATCTTACTATCAAAGTATTCACCTGGTTCTACGGACATATCTACCCATCCTCTACCTGTGATCACACCGTCCTTAAATACACGACTGAAAACATTGTGTAAAGACTGACTTTTATCTAGGTGATATAATAAAGAAGTAATTAACTTAGCTTCATTATCATCATTCATTTCTACGGGTCTGGCACGGTACGATGTTCTGCCCTGCCGTTCAATTCCTGTCACTAGATTGACCTTCGGAAGAATAATGTTAAGCTGAAGAGGAGGACGACCTTCAGCTCTTAACTTGGAAATGTCGGCATGATCCCATTGTCCAGTTCCGTACCCACCCGTGTAAAAATACATAGATTCTCTTGCAGACTTCATAAACTTCTTGTTACTACTCTGCATTGCTTGAAAAACTTCGTGTAAATATGCTAAATCGCTCATGTACCCATCCAACTTGTTGCTTGTCTAAAGAAACTAGGAGTTCTATACGAATCCCTGCGTTTTGGTTTATTCGCACCTTCAACAGCATGAACCAGATACCTGACACAGTCCATAGCGTGGTCATTTTTCTTCACAGGCTCTTCTGGTGCGCTTTTTTCACTATGCCCGTGTTTTAATTCTTTCCATTTGTAATCCATCATCTCATCTAATAAGAATCCCATATTCCTGACATCAAAGAACTTTAATTGACAATGTCCGTTCTTATCTGCCGTTAAGTAGCGTGCTACCCTATCAAATCCTGCTCTTTTGTCGTTATTGGCTCTCTCCCACTGTATGCCATACTCTTCCCACTCATCAGCAATAGAATAACCGTCCCTCTCCGTCCTGTTGATAGATGGATCTGCGATAAACTCATAGTCCATACCCGTCTCCAATCTATCTTCTACCATCGGTACTATCTCATCAATTCTCATCTCATCGCCATAAATTATATCATACACATAGATATTCTTCTCGTCATCTACGGCTGCAAATAGTATGCAGGTCGGGTTTTTATAACCATAGTCGTAAACCACATATCTATTCCACCACTTGGGCATTTCAAAGGGTTTTATCACATGAATCTTTTCGTCAAACATCGGATAGACCAAACCTGCAAAATCATCCCAACTGCAATATACATAGCGATTAACCCACATTGGAGGCATGGAGAGTAAATGTTTGATGTAATCTGCAGGGAGGTGTGGGTTATCGCTATAAACCTTGACTTCTTCGTCTGTTTCAGGTGGAGGTACATCGGGTGTCCAAGTACGAGTTTCTATCAGTCTATAGTCACCTTTTGTCTCATTTTGCTTTTTCTTATGCTGTTTGAACTTTTTCCATACCCAATCATGTCCTGCAGGGTTGCAAGTATGGAAACTACAACGCATTACACCCTTCTTTCTCAACTGACCTGCTGCAGCAATAAATGTACTTTCAGAAACCTCTTCTAACTGGTCAAAGGCATACCACCCTAGATTCATCGATTTAATACGCTGTATCGAGTCCCTAGAGTCATCTAAAGCCATATACACGATCCTTGAACCATTCTTAAAGATGATCTCTCTATCTTGAGACCTGTGCTTGGAAACAAAACCACCTGCTAAGTCCAGGAGTTGAATCAATGTCGATTTTTTGAACGCATCTAATACTTTTCGTCCCATTAGTCCTAAGTTATTCTCATACGCTGCACTTTGTTGGATCGCTTCCATGCACATAGCCTCGGTCTTTCCTGTACCTAAACTGCCTGCAAGCAAATGATGCTTGCTCCAACCTGTATATAAATGAAATTCTTGCTGATGTGGTAGAGGATCAGTTGGTGTCCCATCTGGGAACTTATATGTAATTAATATATCGTTACTCATGCCTGATTTTTATATAACTCTTTCCAATCTATTGGTAAGCTACCATCCGATTCCAAATCAAATATCTTTATCGCTGTGTCCACAATTTCTCTAGATTCTACTTTATCCAATCCGTATAAACTCCGTAATATGTCAAGTAAGAAGTCTCTAGGTGATAAATATTGAATGTTACCTTTGCTGTCTACGGCATACGGATAATACTTCATTTTATGTTCTTTATCATTTTACTACGCTCTTTTGGTGTAATTCCTGCGACCATGACATTTACTTGCGTATTATTGTTCTGCATCCTATCTCTGTACTTATGTGGATCTAACGCTTTTAATTGAAAGATACGCTCTGCTGTGTTTTTCGCTTCTGAAGCCTGTTCATACGATAGTTTCTCTAATCCGTCTAAACGCTCTTGATTAAAGGACTTACGCAGAACATCCACAGCTTGTGCAAACTGAGGGTCATTCTTCATTGCGTGCTGAATACTGCCGTAATAGAACCCCATCTTATTTGCTGCTATGGACGGAAATCCGTGGCAATCAACCATTGTCTTTAAGAAAGCATCTTTTTTGTCGTCTGTAAATCGAACCTTTTGACTGGTGTCGATCTCTAGTGTTGATAAGAAGTTTGCATAGTATTTGTTGTCATGCAAGTTCTTAACTGCTTTATTGACGGCAGATTTCTCCATTTCCTTCGGTGATTTTTTTCTGTGTGCGTCTTTCAAATTGGTTGGAATATATACTAGAAATATCATTAGATGAAATAGGTAATTCTTGATATTGTCAAATTTAAGGGGGGCGATGTTTTGCTGAGAAATATGTATGGGGACTAACATATATGCCCCTCGTCCTCAGCATCGCAAGGTATGGGGGGGGGTGGTGTCCGTCGATAAAGTCGCCGTCCCCACTTCGCAAATACCTTTTAAATTAATCAAACCAATTCATTCCGTCCGTCCCTTTTAACTTCAATAATAGCTGCACTTATAACGGAACATATCAATTAATACTTTATAGTATCTTCCCTCGCCTCTAAGAGTATCAATATATATAATTAAAAGTATTTCATTGTTACGGCTTGTTTTATGTGTAAGTTCTATTGCCAACAATGGCAAAAAAATAATCACTAACATCTAATCGCTTGAGGAGGCAATAAAGATGACAAAAAAACAAATAGAAAATAAAATAGACATTCTCAATCATAGTCTTGGTTTGGAATTAGAACCTTATACATATAACAAAAAAACTAAAAAGATGTCTCATAATGTAGGCACTTTTTATTTAGATAGTGCATATGGAGGATATAAACTTAATCAAATATGTTTAGGCGGCGGATCTCGAGAAATTACTAGGTATAGAATGACTAAAAGAGAAATCTATAATACAATAGATGCGATGCTTCTAGGCATAGAATATCAAAAAAATCTTTTTAAAGGGGGAAAGTAGGCGATGGAATA